CGGTCATCGACACCTCGAACGCGGTGCCCGGGGAGCTGTACTCCCACCTGGAGCGGCTCTACAACCGGGCCTTCGAGATCACAGGCATCTCCCAGCTCTCGGCCGCCTCGAAGAAGCCCCCGGGTCTCAACGCGGGCGTCGCTCTGCGGGAGTTCCACGACATCGAGAGCGAGCGGTTCGTTCTGCTCGGCCAGCGGTACGAACAGCTGTTCCTCGACATCGCCCGGATGATGATCGACATCGCCCGGGAGAAGTACGCCAGCAACAAGCCGGTGCGGGTGAAGGCCCCCGGCACCCGGGTCCTGGAGACCATCGACTGGAAAGACGTGGACCTCACCGAGGACGCCTACGTGATGAAGGTCTTCCCGACCAGCATCCTGCCGACCACCCCGGCCGGGCGCCTGCAGAAGGTCCAGGAGCTGCACGAGGCGGGCTTCATCAACCGGGACCAGGCCCAGGACCTGCTCGACTTCCCCGACTTGGAGGCCACCGTCTCGCTCACCACGGCCTCGGTGCGCGACATCCGCCGCATCCTGGACCGCATCATCTCCGACGGGAAGTACGAGACGCCGGAGCCGTTCATGGACCTCAAGCTGGCGGTCAAGATGGCGCAGAGCGCCTACCTGCGCGCCCGCACGGAGGGCGTCTCCGAGGGGCGCCTGGAGAAGCTGCGCCGGTTCATGGACGAGTGCGCGGAGCTGATGGCCCCGCCGCCGCAGGAGGCGGCTCCGGAGCCCGTGCTGCCGGCGCCGCCGGAGGGAGCCCCGGGCGAGATGCCGCCCCAGTTCCCGCCGGGCCCGCCGGCGGTGACGGACGGCCCGCCTGGGCCGCCCATGAGCCCCTTCGAGCCACAGGCCGGGGCCCCCGTCGTGAACCCGATGGAGGCCGGATCGCCCGCCGTTCCCTCGATGTTGCCAGGCGGTCCCACAGTGTAGGACACCGGGGCGTCGGGAACGCCTGTGCCGGCCCAGAGAGAGACCATGCCTGACGCCATCCCCACCCCCGACACCAGTCAGTTCGCCCCCACCTCGAACATGACGACCGGCGCGGTCCCCACCCCCGCGCCGGACTCCCTTGCGCCCGCGCCCGAGGGCGCCCAGGCGCCCCAGGAAGCCGCGCCCGAGGAGCCGAAGCAGGAGGACCAGAACCCCGAGCTTCGTCGCGCCTGGGCCAATCTGAGCCGGCGGGAGCGTGCGATCGTTCGCCGGGAGGCCGAGTTCAAGGCGGCCCAGGCCCAGATGGAGGCCCAGGCCCGGGAGACGGAGGCGATCCGCAGCCTGCTGGCCAAGGCCAAGGAGGAGGGCCCGCTCGCCCTCCTGGAGATCGGAGACCAGCTCGGCATCCCGTTCGAGGGAGTCATCGACGCTCTCACGCAGTACGGCAAGGAGCCGACGCCCGAGGAGAAGCTGGCCGACATCCAGCGGCGCCTGGACGAGAAGGAGGCGGCCGAGCGGAAGGCGCGGGAGGACTGGGAGGCGCGGCAGAAGGAGGAGGAGGAGCGGCGCGCGCTGGCCCAGGTGGACCAGAAGGTCGAGGCGTACAAGACGCGGCTGGCCCAGCAGGTGGCCTCGAACCTCGATCAGTACGAGCTGCTGAGCTTGCACGAGGACCCGGGCAGCCTGCTCTGGGACGTGCAGCTGCAGTACTTTCAGATGCACGGAGAGCACCTCTCCGATGCCGAGCTGCTCAACCAGACGGAGAGCGTGCTCGAAGAGCGGGAGGCCGCGCGCGTGTCCCGCTCGAAGAAGCTTCAGAGGGCCCTCGGTTCGACCCAAGCGGCTGCGCCAGTTGAGAGCAGCCCGAGCATGACGCTCGCAAACCGGGCCACATCCCAGGCGCCAGTGCTGGATCCCAACTGGCCCTCGGATGAGGACGAGAGCAAGAAGAAGGCAGCGAACTTGCTCCGCTGGCTGTAGCTGCACGTACATCTGCGCGGCGTACCGCGCCCTGAGTGAGACCGACTGAAGCCCGGCGAGCGTAAGCGGCCGAGGCGCACAACCATTCGTCCATTTGGAGGAGCCAATGGCTCTCGATCTCACTTCGTTCGCAGCGGCTCTCAAGAGCCACTACACCAAGGACCGTGTTCAGAACATGGTCTACAAGAACAACCCCCTCCTGGGCATGCTGCCGAAGATGGAGGACATGGGCGGCGACTACTTCGTCCAGCCCGTGGTGTACGGCAACCCGCAGTCGCGGTCGGCCACCTTCACGACCGCGCAGACCAACGCGGCGTCGATGTCCAGCTCGCAGATCCGCTTCCTCGTTACCCGCGTGAAGGACTACGGCGTGGTGACGATCGATGGCGAGACCATCGAGGCGTCGAAGGGCAACGCCCACGCCTTCTTCGAGGCGAAGACCCACGAGATCGACGGCATCATGAACCAGACCTCTCGGTCGCTGGCGACGGCGCTGTACCGGGACGGCTGGGGCTGGGTCGGCCGCATCTCGGATACGATCGGCGCGGCGACCACCATCACCCTCGGCACCTCGACGGGCGGCCTCACGCCGGACGCCGTGGCGAACTTCGAGAAGGGGATGAAGGTTGTCTTCTCGGCCAGCGCGGCCGGCGACACCCTGCGTGACTCCGGCGCCACGCTGACCGTCTCGGCGGTCAACCGCTCGGCGGGGACGCTGACCATGTCGGCCAACCTGAACACCATCTCCGGCCTGGCCCAGAACGACTACATCTTCCTGGAGGGCGACCGCCAGAACAGCGCGACCCCGACCCGGCTGAAGGTGGCCGGCCTGGAGGCGTGGTGCCCGGAGAGCGCGCCGACCTCGACGGCGTTCTTCGGCGTGGACCGTTCGGTGGACAGCCGGCTCGGCGGCACCCGCTTCGACGGCAGCGCCATGCCGATCGAGGAGGCCCTCATCGAGGGCGCCATCCTGCTCGGTCGCGAGGGCGGGACGCCGGACTGCTGCATGATGAACCACAAGAACTTCGGCAACCTGCTGAAGTCCCTGGGGACCAAGGTGCAGTACACCGAGGTGGGCTCCAAGGCGGGCATCAGCTGGAAGGCCATCGAGCTGCACACCCCGGCGGGGACGGTGAAGGTCGTGCCCGACCAGAACTGCCCCAACGACGTGGCCTGGATGCTCCAGCTCAACACCTGGAAGCTGGGCTCGCTGGGCGGCGTGCCGCGCATCCTGAACTACGACGGCCTGGAGGCGCTCCGCCAGAGCACCGCCGACGGCGTCGAGGTCCGGGTGGGCTACTACGCCAACCTGATCTGCAACGCCCCCGGGTGGAACGGCCGCATCAAGCTGGCCATCTGATGAACTGAGTCCGCAGGGCTGGCGCGGCTCTACTCTCTCCGCTGCGCTGGCCCTGCGGCCTCGCCTTCAACCAAGAGGACACCATGAGCAATCGATACTTCACGCAGGAGAAGGGCACCATCACTCGTGGTGTCGTTCGCCTGTTCGGCGATTTCACGACCACGACCAGCGGCACCATCTCGACCACGTCGGGGGCCAACCATCTCAACGATGGGTTCACGGTCGCCAAGACGTCGGCCAAGACCGGCCGCTACACCATCACCCTGGAGGACGTCTACACCCGGCTGCTCGGCGTGAACGTCATCGTCCAGGGGGCAGACGACTCGTTGTACACCGACGACAAGGGTCTCAAGCACTTCATCCGCGCGGTGAACCTTCCGGCCAAGACGCTGTACCTGCAGTTCGCTTGCCCGGGGACCAACATCACGGATGGCGCCATCACGGTCGTCGACGGCGCTATCACGGTGACGGAGTCGGCGGTCGAGCTGGTCGGCGGAACCCACACCTCGCCCACCACGGCGGCTCAGTCTGGCACCACGGCCACCCAGGCCGGGAGCACGGCGGTGACCGTGTGGGACGACGCCGAGCTGGAGGATGGGGCCAAGGTCTTCATCGAGCTGGTCCTGAAGGACTCCTCGGTCTAAGGAGGGCTGACCATGGCCAAGGGACTCGCAGTTCTCATCGCGTCCAAGCTCCCGAAGCCGGGGATGCGCTCCGAGAAGAAGGCCTCGCCCTTCATGTCCGAGGAGCGCGACGAGCCGGAGGAGGGGGCAGAGGACGAGGGCGGGGACGAGCTGGGGCTGCAGACCGCAGCCAAGGACGTTCTCTCTGCCGTCAGGAAGGGAGACGCCGAGGCTCTGGCCTCTGCCCTCAAGGACTTCATCGACATCAGCAGCAGCTAACGCCTCGCTGACGACGGGTAGAGCATGGCAACGACCACGAGACAGCGCCTGCGCGAGCGGGCGCAACTCCGTGCGGACATGGAGAACACCAACTTCATCTCCTCCACGGAGTGGAACGACATCATCAACACGTCGTACCGGGAGTTGTACGACATCTTGGTGGGCACCTATGCCGACTACTACTCGTCGTCAGCGACGTTCACGCTGGCCGGGGGCTCTGGTGGCAACACCTACAGCCTGCCGGCCGACTTCTACAAGCTCCGGGGCCTGGACTACTACATCGGCAGCGGGACCAACCCGTGGCGCGAGGTCCCCCGGTACAACTTCGAGGACCGCAACAAGCTGTGGTTCCGGTCCTATGCTCGGATGGGCTCGGTGATCCGTGTCCTTCCAGAGGCGCACGCGGGCGGCGACTACAAGATCTGGTACATCCCCCAGCCCACTGCCCTCACCGACGACGCTCATACGGTCGAAGGTGTCAATGGATGGGAGGAGTACATCGTCATCGACGCCGCTATCAAGGCCCTCAACAAGGAGGAGAGCGACGTCTCGGCCCTCATGGCCGAGAAGGCCGCCATCCTGAAGCGGGTCGAGTCCATGGCCTCCGAGAGCGACGCCAATCGCCCGGCCACAGTGGCCGACATCTATCGGGCTGAGTTCGACTTCTCGGCGAGGTCCTGATGCCGGCGCCCCAGTACGACATCTCGCGCACGGGGGATGTCCTCGACGCGCAGCTGGAGACGCAGAAGCTGGCGCAGCAGCTGGGGCCCATCGCAAGCGGGAAGCTCCTCACCGTCACGGTGAACGCCACCGAGACGGTCATCACGCACGGTCTGGGCAACGTGCCCACGGGCTGGGTCCTGGTGTCGCCCAAGGCGAGCGCCACGCTGTACGAGACCTCGTCGCCCACGGCGACGACCCTCTACCTCATCGCCTCGTCGGCGGTGACTTGCAAAATCTGGGTGTTCTGATGGCCATCCCCTCACAGACGCTTGAGGTCCGCTTCGGGGCCATGGAGCAGAAGCTGGGCAAGAAGCACGTCCAGCCCGGCAAGCTCACCGCCGCCGAGAACGTCTACCAGACCAAGACCAAGAGCTACAAGAAGCGCAACGGCTTCTCGGCCATCAACACCGCCATCAACGGCGGTGGCACGGTCGCATCCGCGCGCGGCATCGGCATCAGCTCCGACCGCCTCACCCTGCAGACCAAC